ACCACCCCAATCAGGTGACACCCGAGGAAATGCTGGAGGCAATGGCCTATTCCAGAAATACAGACGGCGGTGCGCCGGTCTGCGGGCATATCTCGGACAAGACCTATCATATCGCTTTGAACTATGAGGATCAGGCTGCGCGTCAGAACCGTGAACAGATTGAGACCATCTCAACCGATTTGGAGCGGCTGGAACGGGTCCAATATCGTCTGGGCTATTGTGTGTCTCAGCTCCCCAAGCCGCTGTCAACGATCATACAGGAATTATATATCAGGGGAAAGGAGCGGAAAGATATCATTCTGGAACTCGGCCTGAGTGAGAGCACATTCCGAAGGTACCGCCAGAAAGCAATCGAAGATCTGGCTGAGATGTACCTGGCACTGCAAAGCGCCGGCGTTGTACTGGAGTGGGACGACTGAATTTTGAACGCGGACTGACCGCTGAGTGGCGAAAAATGAAATAATTTTGGTCTTCCATTGAAAGATATTCATGTGTTATAATTAAGCTACCAAAAGAGGATGTTTCGGAGGCCGGTGTGCTTCTGAAACATCTTCTTTTGGTATCACCAGACTGTCAAAAAAGAGTGCTCTCCGGGTGTATTTCCGGGGGGCATTTCCTTTTGTCCAGGAGATGGCCGTCATAGCCGGCTGCTCCGCTTCATATCGTTAAATACATATGGGACAAGGAGGAGATTACCATGCGGGACGGGAAAATCTCAACGGAAGAATATCAAAAGTTAAAAGGCGTGGATATTCGGGAAATCGACCCGGCTGCGGCTGCGGATATCCGCGGCATCACGGTGAACCCCGACCTCTCGCCCGCCGAGCGCCTGTTGGACGTGGCGCGGCAGATGAATGGGAACCCCTTCGTCTACCGCTGCGGCGATCTTTTGGTTAAGACCAGCTTTACCGGCACGGCTTCCCTCCAGTCAGTGTTGGAAGAGTGCCTGGAAAAGTTCTGAGGCGGCCGACATGCGGAACGATTCAGTTGCGGCCGGTTTCACAAGCAGCCTGATTTTCCATAAAGACGGTTCCGTAACGGCCCGGTATGGCTATGACCGTGCGGTACGGCTCCTTTACGAATATGAACGTTCCGGTGTCGCTCCGGAGGATGCCGAAACAGGACGGCGCAGGACTTCCTGGGAGCGATATACCATGAAAACGCCAAACGGAGATATTTGCGCCCGGCGCGGCTGGGAGTGTGTGCTGGGCCGCCTGTTCTGCTATGAGCGGTCAAAACTGACGCCGGAGCAGTGGCGGGAACAATACGGCACGGTGGAGGAGAACGCCGTGCAGCCATTCTAAAGGACAACGCCGCTAAAACTCGCGCTTTACATGGAGCGGAAAAGATGATATAGTGAATGCGGACTAAATCAGAATAAGGA